AAAACGTGGTCGGTTCCGTCTGAATCAGTGAACCAATCGCCAATCCAAACGTGGGCTGGCGTGCCAGTTGCAAGCGAGCCAGTGCTGATAGTGCTCCATGTCCATGTCCTCCCGTCTGTTGACGAGCCGAGTCCCCAACTATTTCCGCCAGTGAAAGCATTGCGCGTGTAGGCCACATAAAACGTGCCCGTGGCTGCAACGTAGTGCAGCGCCGGATCGCGGATAGTGCCCTCAGTCGTGACGATTGGCGTGGTATGAGTGCGTTTCCACGTAGCCGCATCAGTGGACGATATGAACGTCATCCACTCGCTGAAATAATCGAATGTCGCGGCGAGGTATCCAACTTGCGGCAACACGAACGTCCCGCCCGTGATGGTCTTGCCGGTGAATGTCAGCGCGCTCGGCAGCGAGAGCGTCGGCGTCGTCGTGCCCGTCACGGTGATCTCGTTCGCTGTGCCGGTGATGGATGTTACTCCGCCTGCCGCTGCGGGCTTCGGCGTGATCCACGCGCGCAAGTCGGTGTTGGCCGTGATTGCGCCGGCTGATGCAACAACCGTTGCCAGCGGGTAGCTGCCAGCCGTGAATGCCGTGGTGTTGACGCTGGCCACGCCTGCCGCGCTAACCTCAATGTAGTTCGTCGCGTTGGTGATGGCGAGGCTGCTTTGCGCTGCCACGAATGCGCCGTTGGCCGCGTAGCCCGCTGCGACGTTGACGAGCAGGCCGGTGCCGTTCGTGACGAGGAAATCGTTGCGGTTGAGCAGCGCGGTGGGTGCGGTGTCATCGTCGCGCGTCACGTTGTTCTTGAGGACAAGCGCGAGCGTGTCAGACTCCACCACGCCAGCGCCAGCGAAGTCGAACACACAGTTGGCTTGCTCCGTGGTCGTGCCGAGAAGCGTCGAGACGGCGGCGGCGTTGATCGTGGTCGAGGCCGTATAGACGTTCGTCGCGCCAACCTGGGCGAACGTCGTCCACTGCGCGAGCGTGGTGCCGTAGGTGTTGACGGGTTTGAGCGTGCCGACAAGTCCTGCCGGGATGGTAGCCGATGCGCCGTTGGAAACGATGGTCACGGACAGCGTGAGCGTTTCCGAGCGTTTGACGTAGTTGCCAACAACGCGGTCGAGTGTGAGCGCCCCGGTGGAGATGTCGAATGTCAGGTCAAGGTCGCGCGGCATGATGTTGGGTTGTAGCGGATTTTCGGGCGTGCGTCAAGTTTTACGGCCACGCCTGCGCCTCGGGGCCGATCCATGTGATTTGGCCGATTGAGTTCACCGTGATCGGCGCGATGAAAATCTTCATCGTTCCCGCATCGTTATAGACTCTGCAAAGGCCGCTTTGATAGGTCTGAATCGAATTATAGCTTGGCGCGATGTCTGAGCCGTCCGACTTGTGCCCTTTGCTTGTGTAAAGTAAATCGTAGTATGCGGTATCAGCCGTGCCGGTTGCACCGTAGCGGAGCGTGTAGTTATCGGAGGCCGTCCCCGGCAGGTCGTCAATCGGCCCCCATCGGCTTTGACTAACAACCGGAACGTTCGAGGCTGGCAGCGTGATCGTGGCAAGTAGGTAGTGCCTTGTCGCGGTTAGGTAATCATTTGTTGGCACCGTTGCCGCCGCCTCCACCGTGCGGGTGGTGATGGTGCTCGCGATGTCTCCAAACGCACTAACTGTCCTATTCCACGTCACCTTCGCATAAACCTTGTCCCCGCTTTGAAGTGGCGACGAATCCACGCGCGCCGTTATCTCGAATACCGGGTTGTCATTCGCTGAAAAGCCGGTGGGCAGTCGACCGAATAGTGTGCCATTGAACACGCGCAACTTTTTGCTGCCAGCCGCTTCGATGTGAAACTGCCGATGCTCGCGCTTAGGCTCTGGCGGTAGCAGCTTTTTCTTGATGGAAAAGCGCACGCCGTCAACGCCTTCAGTCACGTCGAAATCCTGCTGGTTTGGAATCGGCTGGCGCGAGTAAGCCCACGCCTTGAACCGCTCGATGCTGCGGTTAATCCACCCGTTCTTTGCTGGCTCTGGCTTGCTTGGAAATGCCATTAGGCTCCTTTCAGGATGTATTCATTCACGCTTTGGCACGTCCAGAGCTTGCCGGGCACGATTTCCGAGACGGGAAAAGATGTGGTCTGCGAGATTGCCGAGAATGTGTTGAACACGGCGGTTGCGTCGCCTGTGGAAATGGTGCCGCTTGGTTCGCCTGCGTCGTCAACCATTCCCGAAAATGTCATTTGCCGGATCGCCGCGCTGCCCATGTTCAGCACGGGAATGTTACGCACGGCGGAATAAGTCGGCGTAGAGCCGGGGTTTGCAAGCGCCGCCCATTTGTATGTTGTGCGCGAGCTTACGTAGGTGACTGAGCAGGTGATTGTTTTCTGGTAGTTCACCGAAGTTGCATCGGTGATTTGCTTGGTCGTCTGCGCGGTTTGAAGCGAAGCGTCATCCTCGGCTAGCACGCCACGCGCCGCCCCGCCGCGCAGTCCCTTGTAGTTCAGCGTGACGGTTGGCAGCACTGGGTTGTCGTCGCTCGTCCAGGTGTCCAGAAACATGCTGGCATCATTCAAGTTTGCACCTGCCTCGTCCGTGCATGACAGCGTGCCGTATGCGCCGAGCGAATCCATAAACGCCTTCGCGCGATACTGCGCGCCCTGATAGGTGACGGTGCATGTGTCAAGCTCGCCTGTGAAGTTGCGATTCCACTGCGGCGGTTTGACTTGGATGAAGGTCGAGTCTTCGACGTAATGGAGTGCGCTCATTCTGATAAAACCTTTGCCATTTTCTTTGTCGAGACGGCGGTTTCCTGCGCGGCTTTCATCACCTCGCTGAGTGTTTCCGCTTCGGTCAAATTGCCCATGCGCTTCCGCTCTTGGTCTTGAAGGAATGCCTTGCGACGTGCTGCGTCTCCACGGCGAACCTCGCCCGGCCTGCGCGTCGGCATCCCGTCAACATGAGTGATACCGCGCGCAGCCGCCATGCTGCGGATGCTCTCTAGCTCGCGGTGTTTTAGCAGGCCCGTTGTCGGCATCGCGTTAGGGTTCATCCCGCCCGGCAGCGCCATTCCGCCGCGCTGAAATTCCGTCATGCCCTGCATACGTTTCAAAGCCTCAACTCCGCCGCCCGCTGTGGCGCGATCCTTTGCCATCGTGAGCGGTGCGCTTCCGGCGATGTCGAATCCTTTGAACCGCCATGAGTTGAACTGCTTTTGCAGCGCGTCATTGCTGGCCTTCGCGAATCCGGTTTGCGCCATGTGGGCGCCAGCCATTCCAAGCTCCATCGCTGGAAAGCCGGGAGCGGAAAAACCCATTCCCATGTTTGCCTGCATGTTGCGAACATCGGTTGCCGACTGCGGGCGGGATGCTTTGTCCGTGACTTCAGTGCCCTTAAAGTTAGCACCTATCCATTGGCCCTTCGGCATACTGAATCGCGACGCGCGCTCAATCGCGTCCTCCGCCGCCGCGTCTGCCGGGTTCAAAGCGGCGCGCGCTTTGTCGGCTTTTGCTTTCAGTCCAGCCCTTCCGAAAAGGTCAAACGTGTGATTCGTCTCCATCTTCGGCATGTCCTCGGGCTTCACCTTTGGAATCATGCCAGCCAACGGCCCTGCCATTCCGATGATTTTGTTAATCATTCCGGCGAGACCGGGTGCCATCGCGTTCCACACCTTGCCGATTCCGTTAGCCAAAGCCTCGGCGAACCAATCCACGAAATTCGCCGCGCCGAGCTTCATCGTTTCCCATATCAAGGTGATTGTTTTCATCGGCTCCTTAATTGCGATGATGATCCACTTCGCGGCATCCTTTAGCTTGTCGGCCAGCGCGCCACCTAGTCCAGCGATGTCAATCTTATCCATGACGGCTGTTAGTCCGTCCATTATTGGAGCAAGTCGAGCGGCAACGCCCACGAAGAAACCGCGCAGCTTAACACCCACACGCCCGAGCCTGTCGCTGATTCGGTCAAACTGTTCCGCGTTGTCTCCAAGTATCTTCGCCTGTTCGCCGATGCTATCACGCGCGGTCTGCATCGCGGCTCCGTCCGCAAAAAAGGAAAGCATGTTCATGCCGGATTTGCCGAACAGTTCAACCGCTGCCGTCGCACGCGCAGCCGGATTTTCCATCTTGGAAATTGCCGCGCCGATACGCTCGAACTGTTCGCCGGGGTCGAGGTCGAGAAGGTCGCTGACGTGTAGGCCGATTTGCTCGAATGCCTTTGCGCTTCCGCCTTTCGCAACACTAACAATCGCAACCTGCATTTTCTTGATGGCTGGAACCAACGCGCCAAACTCCACGCCGCTGTCCTTGAGCGCCTGCGTGAGCACGACGAGTTTTTCCACCGCGATTCCGGTGCGGTCTTGCATGTCCTGCAATTCGCTGCCGAAGTTGTAAGCGTTCGCTACCCCTGCCGCAAGAGCAGCGCCGACAAGCGGGATCGAGACGGCGAATGCTTTAAGCCCAGATGCCGCCACGCCGGAAACTACATTGCCGAGCTTGCTGATTCCCCTACCAAGTCCAGCGGCTGCTTTCTCCGCGCCGAGAAACGCGCCCGTGGCAAGTAGCTTGACGGGGTTGCGCGCGAACTGCGCGGCGAGGGCTTTGCCGGTCGCCATCGCCTTGGCAGCGCCGCGCACGAACGGCGAGGTGTCGAGGGACAGAATTGCTTTGAGATTCGGCGAGGCCATTCGGCGCGCACCCTACATTGCGCCGTGCCGCATGGCAAGCGTTTAGCGGAGGTCGTCGCGGATCTCCGTCATCACCGGGTGCATGAGCTTCCCGGCTTTCGTCCAGTCTTGGAACCGCACTTCCACCAGGTCGCCGGGGTTTGCCGCGCCCGCGCAGCGGCCTGCGGGCTTGCCGTCAAATTCAAGCTCGATGCCCTTGCCGTCGAATGAGACGACGCGGAACGTGTCGCTTTTCCAGTTCTTAAGCTTCATCTGGTGCTCAGTGCGCCCGCCCTTGTATTTCGCCGATGTGCGCTTGAACACCACGCCCTCGCCGCCCATGCCCTTCACGCGCGCGTAGAGCGCCCGCTTCGAGTCCTCGCCGTAAAAGGTCTGCACCTGCGGCACGCTCATCTCGGAGAGGATGCGGAGCCGGTCGTTCAGGCTCATCCCGCGCACGTCCTCGCCGCCGATTTCCAGCACGTCAAAAGCGGTGAAGTCATTGCCGACAAGTTCGCCGTCCACGATGTAGTTGCCGAGCGGCAAGAGCGCCCTCGCCTTCGCGGGAAGTTTGATCGGGTTGCCGTTGCGGGTCTGCGCGCTGAGAGCGCCAGCGATGCACGTCACCACGCAGCGTTTGCCGTTCAGTTTTTCCTGTGCGGCCCATGCGTCATCGGTGAACAAAATGTCCGGCGATGAGAGGTTGATTTCCCATTCGATTGGCTGCTGTGTTTCGATCTTCACGCGGGGAGTATTCTCTAAAGCGGTTCCGCGCGCAAGGATTATTTTCGCCAGCGTTTTTCGAGCTGATTCGCCATGTGTTTCGTCATGTCGGCGACGACGGAATCCACCGCCCGCTGGAGTGCAGGCCCGGCCACCTTTTCCGCGCCTGTGCTCGCGTTCGTGATCGTCGCTTCGAGCAGCATCGCTGTCGCCTTGACGCCACCCCCGCGCGCTGCGTTGCCCTTTTCAGACAGCCGCATCGTCACTGTTTTTCCGAAGTCCCTCGCGGCGCGGATGAATCCTGCGGCGATGTAGGCAGCGGAGGATTTTTTGCGGTTCACCAGCTTGTGCGCCACGTCGATCAACGTCTTACCGAATAGCGGCTTTCCTTTTCCGAGCTTGGCGAGAAACTTTGGGGTTTGCCCGCGCGGTAGCCTGCCGTTTTTGCGGTAGTAATTTACCAAAGCATAGGCCAGTCCGGTCATCTTGAACTCTTGGAACGTGCTTTTTTTGTTTGTGCTGCGCTTGCCGCTCGGCATCACGATGCCACGGTTCTTGCTCGCCTTCATTTCCGAGTCAATCTTAGCCTGCGAAGTCTTAGGTGTGAGTTTGATCGCGCGCAGACAAACATCGCCGGCCCGTTTGTTCAGTTCGGCGGCGGCGTCCTTGTGGAACTCATCCACGCGCCGCGTCATCGCGGTTTGAAACTCGCGCAAATCCAGTGTGAACATGGCTCACACTAACACCTCCCCGCCGTCATTGGCAAACACGGAAAGCACGTAAATTCGCGCTACCTTGTCGAAGGCGTGCATCTGCCGTTGCCGGTCGAAGTCCTGCCACCATATTGCATCGTATTGCAGCGCCTCTGCCAGCGGCATCCGGTGCCAGATTTCGTCCGGTGAAGCCCCGCAGACCGCGTGAACATGCGCGATGAGATGCGCCCATTGCGACTGCGAGGCTAGACTTTTCCCGGCTCGTCCCCTGATTCGCCGCCGCCCGTTTTCTCAACCTCGATGCGGAACTGCGCGGCGTCCACGCCAGTCACGATTCCGAAGAATACTTGGAACGCCTCGCCAAACTTCGGCCCGCTCGAATCGGTGATGCCGCATTTGTCTGCCCATTCCAGCGCGGCGTCTCGCGCCTCATCCGGTTTGGACAGCGCACGCGAAGGCGTCCACACGCCCCGCGCCAGCGCCGTGCTTGCGTCGGGCAGTGTGCATAGCCAAAGCAGGATCGCGGTGTCGCGGATCGCGCCGGGATACATGTTGGTCGCTTGAAGCTGCGCAAGCGCGGCCTCCCCGATGAACGGCCATTGCATCCCCATCGTCTGCGCTGCCACCTTGCGGCTGGCGGTGTATGGCGCGAGCGGGGTGCCGAATAGCTCGAAGCCTCGCTTGGCGTTGATGAAGGATGATTCTTCGGGTGTGATTTCTTCGCTCATGGTTTTTTTGGTGCTCCTATTTTTTCGCGGTTCTCCGCTGTGGTGTTCAAATTCCAGAAAACGGCAGTGCCCTCGGCGGTGTAACTCAGCGGCGCGGACACTTCATCCGGCACGCCGTCAATCGGCTTCACCTTCACGCTGGCCTTGCCGAGCGATAGCGAAGGGCAGACAACCCAGGTGTGGTCTTTCATCGGCTTGTGGTTCAGCCGGCGCATGTAGAGAGCCTGCATGACGGTTTCCGTTGAAATGTCGGGAAGGTTCGGCTCGCGCTTCTCCGCTTTGGCCTTGTGCATTTCCTCGGCCATCGCATCCCATGCCTTGATTGCGCGGGTGAACTCCGCGTCCTTGACGATGCGCCACGTCACGATGCCGGGGATTTTCCGCTCACGCGCTTCGATGACAGCCGCCTCGAATACCTGCGGCGATACGGGCGATTGAGGGAGCAGCCTGCGCGAACGGCAAAGGTCTGGCGTGTAGTGGTTGATGCACGGCGGCACGTCTCCGGTGTCGCTGCCTGCCAGCTTCGCGCCCGCCGTGATGAGGCTAAGTGCAAGCTCCTCGTCTGTTGTCTCGAAAATTTCCATGTGGTTTGATTGACGTTTGCGGGTTCCGTCTCCCGGCCTTTCGGCGGTGTGAATGGTTAGCCTTGAATCGAAGTGTAAAGCTCTGCCGCTGCCCACGCGCCGATGACGGCGGTGCCGGTAGCGGCGTCTGTGACGGCGATGGCGGCTTTGATGTCGAGCATGTCGCCGGGTAGCAAGCCCGAGGACGTGAGCGCGAATGAAGTCTCGGCTAGCGTCACGCTGCGGATGCTGACGGCGGCTCCGGCGTAAAGGTTTGCGCCAACAGTGCGGTCGCGGCTGACCTTGCGCACGTCCACGATGAGCGTCGCGGCGGTGTCGGCGATGGTCGTGATACAACCTGCGGAAAAACGCACCGTTACGGTCGCGGCGGCGACGTAGGACGGCGGCAGCACTTTGAGGCAGCGAGCGTAGCGCGTGGTCGCGCCCGCCCCCTTTAGGTCGCTGGTGCCGATGTAGCTGCCAGCCGTGCCGTGCGTGCCGGTGTAGTAGCCGAGGTCATCGGTCGCGCTAGTCGCTGGCAGAACGGTGCCCACGGCATCCCACACGCGCCAGATGTCGAATGGCAGCGGGAGTATCTGGTTCGTGTCCGTGGCGAGCGATGAGCGCGGATACGATGGCAGGTTTCCGGCAACGGCGAGGTTGCCCTGAATCTGCACATTCGGAAATACTGCCGTGTCAGTTGCCATAGCTTAGGCGACTCCGAAGCGGCTGGAATACTTGGCCGTGACTTTCTTGAGGCCGTTGCGCTCGTTGTCAACGGTGCCGGTGTCGCGGTAGAATCCGCCAGCCGAGCGGCCAAAGTAGGTGGTCGAATTAACCGGCACGAACGCCGTGTAGAAGTTGTGGACGAAAAGACTGCTCGCCGTGGTGATGTCGAGCGTCTCGCCTTCGATGTCGAGTTCGCCCTGAGGGTCGCCGACAACTTTGCCGCGAGCCTGCCCGTTGATGCCGGGAATCCATTCGTTAATTTCCGGCGAGACGGTGACGGAAAACTTGGAGCAGTTGATGCCAAGCTCTTCGCTTGCGATGCCCCAGACTCCGTTGGTGAAGGATACGAGTTGAACGGCCATGATTAGGATTTGGTGGGTGTTGCGGGTGCGGGTTTCGAAAGTTGTTTTTCCAGCGAGGCGAGTTGCTGTTTTTCGTCGGCGATAGTCGCGCTGCGATCCACGTTGTCTTTCAGCGCCTCGAGCGCGGCGATGGAACTGCGCAATCCTGCGGCCATTTCGCGGAGTTGGGTTTCCTGCTGTGAAGATAGCGCCATAGTGGTTCGCTTCTACGTCAAACGCTTGCGACTTGCAAGGGAATTGTGCGGGTGAACACGCGAAAATTGCTGCGCGTTTCCATCGTCGTCCTTGCGGCCTCGGTCATTACGAGCAGCCATGTGAAATTCGCTGTGACGTAAGCGGATGTTGCCGGGGATACAAGCGAAGCCTCCACCTTGGCAAATACATCGTTCGCCTCGTCCGCGTCGCGGTTGACGGTGTGGAATGAAACGTCGAGTTGCGCGGCGTAGGGCTTCTGCCCTTCTAGCATTTTCTCGCCAACCTCGGCCTTCACCACGATTCGCTCCGTTGCTGTCTCCGCGCTGCTGTTGAACGCCTCAACCTGCAAGTCGAATGGCAGCGTTGCCGCCGCGCGCAGTGCTTGGATTGCCCACGCTTCGATTTTGTTGCCGATGGTCAGTTGCATTACTCAGAAGCTGTTGGGTCGCCTACCGTGATGTAAAAAATGCCGTCGCGCTCGTCCACGTCGAGGATGACGTGATCTTGTCCGCGCACCGTTACTGGCGTGAATTTCGGCGGCTCGCCATTCGGGAATTTCACCGTGTCGGCGTAGTCCGTGAGCAGGCTCTTTTTGATGGCGAGCAACTGCGATCCAGACTCGCCGACTCCGCCCGGCAAAAGCACGTCGCCGAATGCGTTCGTGCCGATGACGCACGGGATCGCGCTCATCGTGCCAATGGTAGCGACGCAGGCGGTGCCGTATTCCGCCGACTGGCAGGCGGCTAGTTCGTCGTGTGCGGATGCAAAGGCGTTTGCCATTCGCGCACCTTAGCGGCACGCGCGGGAGTGTCAAGACAACGCGTCGAGCACGGTCCGGGCGGCGGCCTCCCACGTCCAGACCGGAGCGGGATTCATTTGCGGATACATCATCGCGCCGTTCATCGCGTCGGCGATTTCCTGCACCGATTGAACCGCCCAATGGTTCTCATCCTTGGTCGCATAGATGCGGTGAGTGATGGCCTCGCGCACGTCCGCATGGCCGGTCATTGCGTTCGCTACGATGCGCCGCCCGCACGATGCGTATTCTTGCAGCACAAGGTTGTTCCCGCCCTCGCACCGATTCGGGAAAAGCCCGAAGTCGGTGCGCGCCATCTCGCGCGCGAGGTCGGTGTGGCTGAGTTGCGGGAGGATGGTGAACTGTGAATCAGCGAGGCCGTTGTTGCGCAACAGGCTGCGGAAAAACTCCGGCTGAGTTGCGCCGTGCGCCAGCGGGCTGATTACCTTCGTGTGCGCCATCGTCTTGAAAAGCGCCGGCCAAGGGTTGAACCACGCGCAGACAAGGTGCGCCTCGGGATGCGCCTTGGCGAACTCGCGGAAGGCTGCGATCACCAAGTCCTGCCCTTTGCGATACTCGAATTTGCCGCCGCTGAAAATGCGGATCGTGCCATCGGGCGTGCGCGGCGGTTGCGGTTTGAAGATGTCGCCGTCAACTCCTTGGATGAGCACGCGCGTATTGAGGATGCCCGCCTCGATGCATCGCTGCTGGCACCATGTCGAGCCGACGAAAACCGTCTCGAATTTGCCCGCGTTCGCCTTGGCATCCGGCCCGAGGGCGAACTCAAAAAAGCTCATTGCGACGTTGCGTTTTCCGAGCGGTGCGGATGGCGTGAAGTTGTTGTCCGCGAGCGGCTGGAATATCACGTCCGCGCTGTCGCGTTCCGCCCACACGCCCGCGCGATGGAAATCGAGCGCCATCGCCGCGCCGAATGTGCCCCAGCCGAATGGCCCGCCCTGCTGTCCTGTGTAGTGAATGGTCATTTTTTATTGGCGATGATTGAGTGGTAGAGATCCGGCCCTGCGTCTGTCTTGATGTTGATTTCGCGCACTTCCAGAATCTTAAAGCCTGCGCGGGTGATGAGTTGCAGCCACATTCCGCACGTCAAAACGCTGTAATGGTTTGGGTTCGTTTCGTGTCGGCAATCCGTGCCGGGTGACGGAACCTCCGCGTAAAGGATGCCGCCCGGTTTGAGCACGCGCGCAAATTCGTGAAGCACGAAGAAGGGAATCACGGAATGCTCTAGGACGTGCCGCGCCCAGATGCAGTCGAACGGATACCGCTCGAACGAATCCGGCAACTTGTGCATGTCCAACGGGTGAACTTCGTGCCCGTTTGCCTCGCACGCGCGAAGGTCTGCCGTGTTGGTGGTGACGCCGATGGGGTAGTGCCCGTGCTGCTGGAACCAGTCCAGCGCCGGGCCTTGACCGCAGCCCACGTCAAGCACGCTCGCTCCCGTTGGCAGCATCGCAGCGACAAGCGGTGCCATCTGCGCGGTTAGGCCGTCGTGTCCGGTTGTGCGCGGCTCGGCGTATGTCTCAGCGGCGCGAGCCGCGATGAAGTCAGAAAGTCGTGAGTGCATGGGTGATTCGTTGGATTGGAGTTTGCCAGTCATTGCGGTCGGTCTGTCGGAAAATGCGCATCTTGTGATACCAAGGGCTGTCCTCGCGCGTGAGTTGCCAGCGAAAATCCGGCGACGTAGGGCAAAGCATCCACGCTGGCGTTCCCATCGCGCCAGCCAGGTGGATCACAGCGGTATCAACTGAGATGAGCAATTCCATGCACGCGAGCATTTGCGCGGTGTCCGTCCAGTTCCGCACCTCGGGCGCGAGGTCGGTCACGCTGCGAAGCTCCGCAACCTCGGGCTGCGCTGGCCCGCATTGCAGGCTGAAAAAGTCGCACTCGGGATGCGCGTCAATTAGCGGCTGATACAGCTTCGCCGGGATGCTGCGCGCCTTGTCCTTTCCGTGCATCGGCGAGCCTGCCCACACAAGCGCCACGCGCTTCCTGAGCACGTTGCCGACTTGAAGTGACCACGGTGCCCACGATGGCATTGTGCGAATGCAGTGCGCGGGCGGGATGTCGGCTTCGGATTTCATGCCGGTGCAATGTGGGAGATCCATCACCGGGGAAACGTAATCGAATCCATCGGTCGGGTTGAACACCACGCGATCCACTCCATACACGCCAGAAAGCAGCGCGTGCATGGCGGGGTCGCAGTGATACCACACAGAGCACGAAGGCCAGCGGCGTTTCAACTCCTGCGCGTATCGGGCGAACATGATTTGATCTCCCCATCCTTGCTCCGCGACGATGAGCAGCGTCTTGCCGTCCAGCGGCCCGCCTTCCCACGGCGGCGCTTCGCTGGCGAACGGTTTCGACTTGAAGCTCGGTGCCTTGTAGCGCCAGCGATACTCGCGCCATCCGCGCTCCCATTCGCCAAAGAGCAGCGCAATCATGCCCGCGCAAAAGTGGGCCTCCGGTGATTCGGGGTCTTGGTCGAGCACGGCGTCGTATTCGCCACGCGCTCCGGCGAAGTCGCCCATGAATCGCTTCGCGTCGCCGAGGTTCACGCGCGCCGCCTTGTGCGCGGGAAACATCTTAAGCGCGAAGGCGTACGCGGTTGCGGCTTTCTCCGTCTCTCCGCACCGCTCCATCATCAGGCCCATATTGTTCATCGCATCCGCCTTCCGCTCGATCTCCGCGTGCGGGCTTAGGACTACGCGCTCGAAAAACTGCGCGGCCTCGAATCGAAGTGCAGGCGAATCAGCGCGCCGCATGATGCACACGCCGACGTTGAAGCACACGTCTGGATCTTCGGGACACGATTCGAGATACGTGCGCCAGATGGATTCGGCTTCATCGTGCTTACCTTCCTCGCCGAGCTTGCCCGCGCGGATGAGTTCGGCGCGATACGGGTCGCGCGACTGCGTAAGCGTGCGCGGTGCTGGCGGTGCTGCCTTCTTGCGCTTGCTCATTTTCGCTTTCTTCCTCGGAAGTTTCGCGTTGAGACGTGCCGCCGCTGTCTTTGCTGGCGACTTCATTTTGCCGAGTGCTACGGCGTGCGGGTTTTTCTTCGGCTTCATTGTGTGGACACTTTTAGCGAACGCTGGCTAAGTGTCAACCGCAAAAGCAAGGGCCGCGCAGATTTCTCCGCGCGGCCCTAGATGAATACCAACCAGAGTGTGACTAGATGACCTGCTTCAAGCCAACTCCAACGAGCGCGCAGCGGAACGTCGCAGTGGTGGACGACGTGAGCAGCTTCCCTTGAATGTAGCGGCGGCAGGATCGCGTGTCGAGCGAGATGCTTACCATGCCGCTTTCGGCGGTGATGGCGGCAAACGTCGGCAGGCCAGCGGTCGCGGCGAACGTGACGTTGTCCGCGCTGTCGAGGATGGATACTTGCAGCGAGTTCGCGCCGTCTGAGGCTGCGCCCGCGTGCGTGAAGATGAGCTTCACGTTGTTGATGTAGTCCTGCAAGTCAACGCCAGCATACGTCTGCGTGCCTGCGGCGACGAGAAGATTGACGGCGGGGACGAGTGAGAACGCTGTGAGTGAACCGTTGAGGTCGGATTGTGTGGCCATATTGTTTGGGTCTGTTGGAGTGGTTGCTTTCGGCTAGGACTACGTGGTGGAGATGCTGAACGATTTGGCGTGCCGGATGGCAACGTCGGTAAGCTGCTGCATCACGATGCGGACTTGGCCCTGCATGGAGAGCGAGTAGGGGTCAACGATCACTTCGTTGCTCGCCCAGTCGCCAATGATGAGGTCGCTCCAGTTGCCGAAGATGACACTCGGAAGCGTGGTCAATTGGTTCGTGGCGCGGGCGGTGTAGCCGTTCACCATGTCACCCTTCCAGACCGGGTTGCTGTTCGTGCTGTTGATTTCCGCGATGAGCTTGGCGTTGGCCTTGGTCTGAACGCTGGTGAGGTAGCCGAGGCTTCCCATGTCCGCGTTGTTGAGTGCTACGTTCGCCTCGAACTGAACCGCGTTCGCGTAGGTCATGCTATTCGCGCCAGCCAGCGTGACGCTGGTGGATTTGTTCGCAGTGCCGTAGATGCCGAGCGGCTCGCCGGAAGCGCCGGTGCCCTTGAGTGCAGCGCGGTCTTTTTCGATGGCGAGCACGGTCATCAGGTCATTGCGAACGAAGTTCTCCACGTCCTGCGAGGACTGTGCAAGAAGCTGATACGTGAATGCGGTCGCACCGGCGAGGCGGTGCGGCGTGAGCGAGACCTGGCCGACCGTCTGCGCGCTGGCGGTGATGGTCGCATCCTCGGACAGCCACGATGCGGTTGCGCCGCCAGTCTGCGAGGGAATGGCGAGGTTGCCTTGCAGTCCGGTCAGCACGCGAGCGCCGAGGGCGACAACGTGCATCTTGTTCCGGTAAAGCTCGATGAGCGACTGGCCCTGCGCGGAGGTGTCCACGAAAGCCCCGGCTGCGCTGAACACGTTGGTTGTCAACGCGCGAGACTGCATCACGTCGTGAGGGATGAAAAAGCCCTGCGTGCTGCGGCCCGCGATCTTCGCGGCGGCTTCGCTGGCGTCCTTTTCGAGGCCGCTCCAGCTTTGGCCCTTCATCGCGCCGATTGCGCCGTTCATGGCGCGAACGATGGAATAGCCGGAAAGGTCGCGCTTGCTCATGCCGACTTCGGGCGAAGTCTCGATGGGCTTGAGTTCGGGCAGTTCGGTGCGAATGACTTCGTTGCGGAAGTCGTCAACGGTCTTGCCGTCCGCAATCATGCGTTCGGCGAGCTTGCCAGCATCCACGCGACGGCCTGCAATGCCTTTCTGCGTGAAGTGGGTGTTGAGTTCCTGAATATCAGCAACGCGCTTGCGTTCCGCCGCAACCGCCCCTTGGCGTTCCGCGACGATGTTAATGCTCGGGGTTTCGGGTGCGGTGGGTGCGATTGGATCGGCCATAGGTGTGTGGGTTGGTGCGTTTGTAGCGGGTTTGGGTTTGTTGTCAATAGAAAAAGTAACGCTGCGCGTAATCATGCCTTCCGGCCTTACGCCGCGCCCTACGCCGACCGTAGTATCGGCAGGCACCGTGACGAGCGATGCTTCATGCGGTGCCCACTTAAATTTATAAATAGGGCAACCGTCTTTTGAGCCGATACATTCGCCGTCGTCCGTGATACGATACCCAACGCTAGTGTCTGGCAGCGAGCCGTTCATTGCGTCGGCTTTTTTCTCCTGCGCAAATTCGCTGCTGCTCCACTTGAGTCCGCTCACGGTGATTTTCTTTCCGTCATTCTCAAACGACGTTGCACGCGCGAGGTGCTTGTCGGTGTCGTGATTGAACAGGATTGGCAGTCCAGCCCGGAGCCGTGTTTCGTCGCAAGCGCCGCGCCCGTGGTCGAGCACCTCCCAGTAATATTCATCGTTCATCCAGTCGTAACGCTTGTAAGGCACGTCGCTGGAAATGCTCATGTGCATTTCATCTTCGGTGCCGTCGCGCTTGCTGAGTTCAACGGATGCGCTTCGGAAAAGCTGCTCGGGGATTTGAATGTTCTTTGTGCTCATCGTGTGAATAATTGAGGGTCGCGGTTTTCGATTTCAAATGGAAGCGGCTTGCGCGGCTTTTTTTTCTTTTTGGCTGGGCCGGGTTTCTTCATTTGAGTTTCACGCGCTTGCTTTTTGTCATGCGCGATTTCTTCGCCGCCGGTTTGGGCTTTTCATCTTCCGGTTCTGTTTCAACTTCCACTTCGTCATCCTCCTCGGCTTCGGCGGGTGCCTGCGGCGGCGGCGTTTCAACGGTCTTGATGGTGCCAATGCCGACCTTTTCCTTCATCATGTTGGCCTCGGCCTGATCGAAAAGCATCGTCTCGAAGTCCACGCCGTATTGGTCGCATTCGTGCTGGTCGCTGCTGAAATGATTCGCGATGCGCAGCGCGGCGGCGGTGACTTCCTTCACCTCGTCAACCTGCGGCGTGCGCGGGCCTTGGAAGTGCGGTGCGTTGAACTTGTCGAACTTCGCAGCGGGAAGCGGGATCTCGCCAGTGAGCAGCGACATTTCCAGCCATGCTTCAAAGATTGGCACCTCGGCAACGTCAATGTCGAACCGCTGGATCATGTAGGTCATCGCATCCGTCGCGAGCCGTTGAAGTCTGCCGGCTGAAAAGTTGATGGACTCGTAATCGTTCGCAAGCTCGCTGTATGCAGCGCCGGGCATTCCAGCCGCTTGGTGCCGAAGTTGCGCCTTGCGGAATGCCTCGAAATTCCCGTTGGGATGTTTCGGGTCGCTCTCCGTGTATTCCACGCCCCACGGCAGGCCGACGATGCTGCCGGGTGTCAGTTCTTGGCGAGGGACGCCAGTGCGCGGGTCAACGTTTGTCGGCACTCCGCCCTCGGGGACGACGGTGCTGGACAGCCAGCCCACCTTGCACGCCTGCGAGCGCGCGGCGACAACCTCGGCGATGGCGTATTGGTCAAGCTGTCGCGCGGTCGGGATGGCGCTCGCCACCCACGGCGCGGGCCGTGTGGCGTCGGCGTCCACTGGGCGCGCGTAGTGAATGATGTCGCGAGCGTCAATGCGGTCGTGTAGCGGGCCGACGCTGCCGAATGCTTTCTGCACACTGAATTGCCAGTCCATCGGCTGGCGCTTGATGAAGTAATACGCGACGGGCTTGCCGGTGCCGAACTCGGTGAACTCGTATTCAATGCCCATGCGGACTTCGTTGCCGTTGGCGAGCTTGGCATTGGCGAATCTGTCCACCCATTCGGCGTTGATGAGCTGGAGTGAGAAGCCGAACTTGTTCACCTTCGGACTGCGAATCATGCGGATGAAAAAGTCGCCGTCACGAATGGCGCTCCACAAGCGAAGCTGCCGGATCTGCGAGTAGGTGCGGGTGCCGCGCACGTCGCAATACTGCGCGCGCTGCCATTCCTTCCACTTCCGCTCAATAAGCTGGCAGGCAAACACGTCCTGCTCGCCGACTTTGATTTGCGCGACGCGGTTGCCGTTGTTTCCAAAGCCTCGGTAAAGCGGTTCGTGCGTGTATTCGCGCCCGTCCTTTTTCGCTGCCCATTCCATCACGCGGCGGCGGCGCTCATCGTGCGCGAGGATGGCAGACTTTTCCTGCGGGGTGTGAATGACGCGATCCTCCTGCTCCTTCACCTTCATGCGCAGCATCGTGCCAGCCTCGCCGAATACGCTGCCCCAGATGAGTTCGCGATAGCGGATGAACGTCGGGTTCGTGCGCGCGAGGTCGCGCGTGCGGGCTGTCAGCGCATACGCGGACTGCCACAAGTCGGCGTCCTCGCTCTGCGTGTTCAGCGCCCAATCTTTGTTGTAGCTCACGCCGACGCCCGCAATGTCCTTGTAAGAGCGGGAGAGCTTTTCTTTGAGCCAGCGGAAAGGGTTTTTCATGGGGTTAATCGGCGGCGATGAAGTCGAGTGCGACGCGGCCCGCGCAGACTTCGCCGCGCAGTGCGGCCTGCGTCTGCTGCTCACGAATCACGGCGGCTTGGAAATACACAAGCTGCTTTTGGTAGTCCGCGATTGCGTAGCGCGTGAAGCTCTGGCCGTTGAAATTCACAGTCTGCTTGTCGGTCGCTGCGAACGAAGCCATCACCGTCTTGAGTAGCGCAACCTGCGCCTCGGCAAACGTCGCCGTGCGCGCGACGGCCAAGTTTGGAAGAATGGAAATCTTGCCAGTCTCCGCTGTGGTTCGCTGGCTGCTCGATGTGACGTAAACCGCAAAGGTGTAGTCACCGGGCGCGAGTGCCGCCGTGACCGCGCTGGTGAGCGTAACGAGGAAGTCGCTGCCGCTGGTGGTCGCTGCCGTGCTGCTCGGGGTGCCGGTGCTCAACACGATGACGAATGCCGCCGTCCATGTGCCAACCGGGAAGTCGGGGTAGTTCACCGTGAAGTGATACTCGTTGCCGCTCTCAATCGTGAGCGGCACGCCCTGCGTTGTCGTGACTGCGGCCATTGTTGGCGCTGCGTATAGCCGCACCGCGCCGGGGTTGCAAGCGCAAAGCTACATCCCCCACCCGCGCCCGCTGAACACCGCAACCTGCGGCGCTTCCTCGCGCGGCTTCGCGTTGGGCGTGCGCAGGGCTTCGGCGTCGTCCGCAATGGCCTGCTCTAGCGCGTCCCAGTTGCGAGGGTGCAGCCGTAGCGCCGCGAGGCATCCAACCTCGATGTCGAGGGCTTCGTTGCGCGCGTTCTTTTCGTTCTCGTATTTCCGAATCTCCTGCCCGCCGTCAAACGTGATGACGACTTTTTCCACGGTCAACTGCTGAAAGTATTCTTCCGAGAATCGCTGGTTGAAGTGCATCGCCGTCGCGCCCGGCTCCGTCACGCGCAGGCGTTCGTAAATGCGATCCTTTGCCTCCCACGTCCCGATCTCATGGCCCTTCAAATTCTTGGCAACCGTGCTCATCTTGCGCGTGATAATCGGTGCGCCGAATCTGCCGACGCCCTTGCTCGCGCGGACGTGGCCAGTGACATGTTGCACCGGCTCGCGCGCGATGCGCTGGAAAAAGCGATACACTTCCTCCGCGTATGCGCCGCCGTCCACGAATGCCATTCCGAGCCGTAGCTTCGCGCCGCTGGCGTGCGTCCACTCGCGGCCAAGCTCCTTTGCCAGCGCCGTCCAGACTTCTTGATGCGACGTGTAGCCGTCGAGCACTACGTGGTCGAGGCCCCATGATTCTTCCTCGCGGTTCCATGCGCGCCAGCCAACCTCTAGCCGGTTGCGTTGCACGTCGCAAAATGCCGTGATGAATGATGCGGCCTGCGGAACGGTGTCGTAATTCTCGCGCCGCTCATACAAGGTTTTCCAGTCAGGCGGCTGCTCGCTTTCGTCAGTGGGGTCGAACGGCTCCGCGTCCACGGTGTTCACCATTGGCCGGCGCGCGCGCTTCGGGTCTGCGCTCGCTGCGACGGCCATTTCCTCCTCCGCCATCTGGCCAAGGTATCCTGCCGGGTAGCGCACGGGATCAACCGGGTGCGGCCAAAGCAGGGCGTTGGCGTGGTAGCCTCGCCGCCCGCGAAACTCATTGCGCGGTTTCCAGTTGTCGAATCCCTGCTTGTGCGCCATCGCGTAACGCTCCGCGTCGGTCAGGAACTCGCCGCACCTCGGGCATTCCAGCCGCGCGCCCTCGGGCTTGCCCTTGTCGTATCGAAGCTGTCGGCGGTGCATGACGAACGGCTCGCCGCCACACTTGACGCATGTGACGTGCCACTCATTCCAGTCTGAGTTTTCCAGATCGTTCATGATCCGGCTGTGGCCGAGCAGCGAGGGGTAGCTCGCAGACACGCGGATTGTGTCTGGGTATTCGCTGCCACGCTTCCAGAATATTTGCACCTGATCGCCTTCGTCGCCTTCCTCTTTTTGGATGGCGTCCTTTTCGTCAATGACGAGGAAGCTGCCTTTCGCGCGTCGCAATTCGCCGGGTGCATTCGCGCCGAACATGGTGATAAGTCCGCCGGGAAATTGCTTGTGCAGAATGGTGTTGGACGTAACGCGTCGGTTGCCCTTGCTGCCGTATTCGTTCAGGCAGGGCGTCGTGTCGAAAAGCTCGCCGCACAAATTGTCTTTGCTGAATTTCTCCACCTGTCCGGTCGTCGGCATCATGTAGAGGATGCGACGCGGCTTTTGATCCACCGTGTAGCCGATGGCAAGAAGGATGACGGTGCTTTTCAGTCCGCGCGAGAAGATGGCATAGCTCGTCTCGATGACGCGCCGGTCGAAGATGCTCTGATACATCGCGCGTGTGTATGGCGCGAAGTCCCAACGGAAGCGTCCGCCGTTTGGTAGGCGATACACGGATTCCGCCCATTCCTCCGGTGCCATGCGGCTCCAAGGTGCGAAGCTGCGCGCGTAGGTGTGCAGCCATGATGCGCGAATCTTGGCAACGCTGATCGGGTCGGTCATAGCTTGGCCAGCTTCGCAGGCACCTCGCGCAGTTCGGTGAAGATGTCGCGGATCAACTCCGGCGTGAGCGTCTTGCCTTCGTGCGCCTTGAGCAGGCCCGCAACGTTGCTCAGGCTGGTTTCGTGGATTGCCTCAACGTCCTCCTTTGGCCATCTTTCTCCGCGCGTCACCTCCATTTCGAGATCAATCTGCTGCTTGCGGGCAACGGTGAGTTGCCGGGATGCTTCTGCGTTCGTTATCTCTCCACCTTCTTTCTCGGCCCGGTTCCGCAGAGTCTCGCGCACGACGGTCTTGATGTCGAATCCAGCCTCCGTGGGTTTGCTCAACCGTCCATCCTCTACACGGGTTAGAAATTCTGCTCCAGTAATTCCGATAAGCGCGGCGGCTTCACTGGCTCGCAAAAACGGCAAAGGAGGCAAAACGCTTTCGCTTCGCGCGCCCTTAAACTCGTTGTAAAACTCCCGCCCTCTTGCTTCGTCAATGTTTGTCGCTATGGCCCTTCTAACTCGCTTCAACGCATCTCCGTTGCAAAAACTTTCTACGGGTGATCCACCCTTTGCGTCGTTGCACGGCTTACAACATGTCACTAAATTTGTTTCGTGGTTTCCTCCGTCCGCAATAACGTGGTCAAGCACAGCACCAGCCGTGCCAATCGCCAAACGAATTGACTCGCCGCAATACACGCAGTTGCAGTCGTCGCGCAGGTATATGGCGAAGCGTCGCTTGTCTGTAATCCACTTTCCCGAGCGAAGATGCCCGTGGGCTTTAGGGTCTTTGGTTTTTGGCATATTTTAGTGGTTATCAAAGGGGG